TGGCGCGGCCGCGGGGTGGTCTAAGGTCGAGCGTGCTCGTGCACGACATAGACGGCGCACTCGGCGCCGTACGGGTAAACCGACGACGCGTCGTGGACGGCATGATAACCGGGCGTTTCGGCGTCGGCGGGCCAATTAAGGGGCGGCTCGCCCGTATCGTCGCCGGGCTCGTATCGCTCGTAATAGGCGTTCTCGTCGATGACGTCGACGACGTCTCCGGGCAGGCTCGCGAGCCACCGGCGCGCCGCGCGGGCGTCGGCGCGCTCTAGGCCGTCGTCGTCGCCATAGACCGCCGCGCACGCCCAATGCGCGGGCGCTAGGTAGTAGTGCGTCGTGATCGTCATAGTGCGGTCCCCTTGTTGTGGCGGCGGCCGCGCCTTGTGGCGCGGCCGTGTTGGCTTAGTCGACGGCGGTATGGACTACAGCCTCGCCCGTAACGCGCTCTGCGAGCATTACAGCGATTTCATGCTGACGCAGCTTAGGCGCCTGAAAGTGTTTAATTGCAGCCAGCTTCGCGGCGTAGAGCGAAGGTGCGTGGATTTCGACGCGGCGCTTGCCGTAAAAACAAACATATCCATTCATGGTTAGGTCCCTTTGTTGTGGTGGTGGCGGCGCCCGAAGGCGCCGCCGGGTTGAGATTAGATGCGAGGCGTGTTGCGCATGATCCAGAGCGCGTGCCCAAGCGCGCGCCATATAGACCGCACGAGAACGACGTCGTGCGCGTGATGAGACGGGAGTGGACGCGGGACAGTGCGCGATACGCTCCAATAAGATCCGACGCGGGTGATGCGGACGAGACCGATGTTCATAGTGTGCCCCTTTCTTGTTTGGCAAAACCACTATAGACGCGTATTAATTAAGCGCAAGTTAAATTGTCGGGGTTTGGCAACATTTTTGTCATTGGCGCGCCCATCGAAAAAGCGCGTAGCGTCAAGGCGTTAGCTATTCGATTGTCAAATAGTCATTTTTTATCTAATTCTTACTTTAGGTAATTATTAATAGTAAGTTAAGGTTATTATAGTAAGCGATTGGATTGTCATCGAAAAATGACAATTTGACCCAGAAATGCCAAGGCCGGGCCTGCTCCCGCGCTCGCTCCCGCGCCGTTAACGCACTTTTTTGCGTAAATTGCCCACAGCCCTTGGATAGTTTCAAAAAACTCGCGTGTAGGCGTTAGGATTTGGTTTTGGGTGACAATCTGACAATTCCGACAATTGTCAGATTGTCACCGATCCAACAGCCCTAATAAACCTTACGATTCGCCCGGCTGGCATTGGCCAGGGAAACCCCACAAGTTATGTGGAAATTAAAATGGCCATGGCCACACGCTCTCGCCCGTCGCCCTAATCCCACACCTCCGCCAGGGCTGTTAATCTTTTAATAACCATACTTCTTGCGTGGTTATAGCTATAGCCACACATGTTGCGGGGTCATTCGACAGGGGGGAGGGAGGGCCGGCGTTGGCCGGTGTTGGTACTAAGGCCCCGCAAACAAATTTTTTATTTTTTGCAGCCAAGTTACAGTTCTCCGCATTTTTTGACATACCCGCCTCGCTTATGTTAGAAAACAGCATGTTTCATAACTTGCCTTTCACCCCGCGATCCATCGAGGCCACCGAGGCGCGCCTGGAGAAGATCTACGACGCGGCGCGGCTGGGTCTCCGCGGCGACGCGCTGGCGTTGGCGGCGGGGATGCTGCCCATCGAGTATGTCCGGCTGAAGCAGCTGGACCCTATCGCAGAGATGGCAGAGCTCAAGGGGCGCGCTGACGGCGAGCAAGAGATGTCCGGCATACTGCACAGCGCGGCGCGTGCAGGCGACGCCAAGGCGGCGCTGGAGATCCTGAAGCACCAGCACGGCTGGGTGGCCAAGCAGCAGGTGCAGGTGGACGTGGAGCAGCGCATAAGCATCACGAGCGCGCTAAAGCTCGCGGAGATGAGGGTGATCAATGCAGACTACAGTGTACTCGGCGGGCGAGGAGATGGAGCTGATGGCCCGTCTCTGGGCCTTGAAAAACGACCCGCTGAAGTTCGTGATGTACGCCTTCCCGTGGGGGCAGAGCGGAACGCCGCTGGAACACTTTCACGGGCCGCGCAAGTGGCAGCGCGAGGTGTTGCAGGACCTGACCGCGCACATAGCTCAGAATAACGGCAAGATCGACTTCGACACCTTCCGTATGGCCGTGAGCTCTGGGCGCGGCATCGGCAAGTCGGCGCTGGTCAGCTGGCTGGTCATCTGGATGCTGACCACGCGCATAGGGTCCACCACCATCATCTCGGCTAACTCCGAGTCGCAGCTCAGGTCCATCACCTGGGCGGAGATAACCAAGTGGATCAGCATGGCGCTGCACAACCACTGGTTTGAGGTCAGCGCGACTCGCGTCATGCCCGCCAAGTGGCTGACGGAGCTGGTTGAGCGGGACCTGAAGAAGGGCACGCGCTACTGGGGCGTCGAGGGGCGCCTGTGGAGCGCAGAGAACCCCGACGCCTACGCCGGTGTCCACAACTTCGATGGGGTCATGCTGGTGTTCGACGAGGCAAGCGGCATCGACGACAGTATCTGGGCCGTGTCGGCGGGCTTCTTTACGGAAAACACGCCAAACCGCTTCTGGTTCGCCTTCTCAAACCCACGCCGCAACTCGGGGTATTTTTACGAGACGCATCACTCGAAACGGGACTTCTGGCGGACCAAGGTCGTTGACGCGCGCAGCGTCGAGGGCACGGACAAGGCGGTCTACCAGCAGATCATCGACGAGTACGGGCCGGACAGCACACAGGCCCATGTAGAGGTCTACGGTGAGTTTCCCAACGCCGGGGACGATCAGTTTATCCCGAACCACGTCGTCGATGAGGCGATGCGTAGGGAGCGCTACAAGGACCTTACAGCGCCTATCGTGGTCGGGGTCGACCCGGCGCGGTTTGGGTCGGACGCAACGGTCATTGCGGTGCGGCAGGGGCGGGACATCGTGGCTATACTGCGGCACCGGGGCGACGACACGATGGAGACCGTGGGGCGCGTCATCGACGTCATGGAGCAGTACAAGCCCGCGCTGGTGGTCATCGACGAGGGCGGGCTGGGAGCGGGCGTCGTCGACCGTCTCAAGGAGCAGCGCTACAAGGTCAAGGGGGTCAACTTCGGCAACAAGTCGTCCAAGCCGGTCATGTACGGTAACAAGAGGGCGGAGATGTGGGGGTCGATGAAGGAGTGGCTCAAGACGGCGTCGATACCAGCCGACAGGTTCCTGAAGAACGACCTGGTGGGGCCTATGATGAAGCCGGACAGCAGGGGGACCATCTTCCTTGAGACCAAGAAGGACATGCGGGCGAGGGGGCTGGCCAGCCCTGACGCGGCGGACGCCATCGCTGTGACGTTCGCGTTCCCCGTGGCGCACCGGGAGGCGCGCGTTGACACGACGCCCCGGCGTGCGTATGGTCCGTCCGGTGTGACCAACAGCTGGATGGGAAGCTGATGCCGCAGAGAAAAGGCACGAAAAAGCTGGGTGCTACTGACGAGATGCTGGTCCCGTACCGCGAGGCCAAGCGCAAGGAAGCCTATGGGCGCGCTATGGACGAGGACGCAGCGGCCTACCGCAGGGCAGGGCGCAAGGCGACGGGCGACTACATGGAAGAAACGGCCAAGATGTACTACAGCCAGGCCGAGCGGGCTAACATGAAGGCCAAGATCGCCGGAGGGTCCAACCCGAGGCAGATCAAGCCGGACATTCAGAAGGCTCCGCTGACCTACACGACGCGCGGCGCAGACGGGGTGAAGCAGAAACACACGACATCTGAGCGTCCGTCCATCACACGGGCCAAGGAAGGGCAGAAACCAGCCCCGAAACGGAAGTAAACCATGCCTTTGATCAAGTCAGGGTCGGAAAAGGCCAAAAAAGCCAATATTGCCGCTGAAATTAAGGCCGGAAAGCCGACAAAACAGGCGGTAGCCATCGCGTATGCGGTGCAAAAGAAAGCGAAAAAAGGTAAATGACCGTCCTCGACACCATGCGGTCGCGTTTTACGCAGGCGTTGTCTGCGTATTCTGACACGCGTGAGGACGAGCTGGACGATCTTCGGTTTATGGCGGGCTCGCCGGACAACCAGTGGCAGTGGCCCGCCGACGTGCTGGCTACGCGGGGGTCTGTGCAGGGCCAGACCATCAACGCAAGGCCGTGCCTGACCATCAACAAGCTGCCGCAGCACGTCCGGCAGGTCACGAACGAGCAGAGGCAGAACCGTCCGGCCGGGAAGGTCATCCCGGCGGACGATCATGCCGACGTGAAGGTCGCCGAGATCTTCGACGGCATGATCAAGCACATCGAGTACATCTCGGACGCTGACGTGGCCTACGACACGGCTTGCGACAACCAAGTGACGTTCGGGGAGGGCTACATTCGCCTCCTGACGGAGTATTGCCGGGACGACAGCTTTGATCAGGACATCAAGATAGGCCGGGTGCGCAACGCGTTTAGCGTCTATATGGACCCGTCCATACAGGACCCGTGCGGCGCCGACGCCGAGTGGTGCTTCATCACGGAAGACATCACCAAGGACGAGTACGAGCGGCTGTTCCCGGACGCGCAGCCCATCAGCTCCATCATGAGCCGCGGCGTCGGCGACGCGCAACTGGGGCAGTGGATACAGGCCAACACGATCCGCATTGCGGAGTACTTCTACATCGAGCACAAGCGGGCAACGCTGCACCTGTACCCCGGCAACGTGACGGCGTTCAAAGGGACGCCGCAGGACAAGATGCTGGCGATGCAGTTTGGCAAGCCGGTCAAGACCCGCGAAGCCGACCGTCGGCAGGTCAAGTGGATCAAGACCAACGGCTACGAGATCCTTGAGGAACGGGACTGGGCGGGCAAGCACATCCCTGTCGTGCGGGTGATTGGCAACGAGTTTGAGGTCGACGGGCAGGTCTACATCTCCGGTTTGGTGCGCAACGCCAAGGACGCGCAGCGCATGTACAACTACTGGACCAGCCAGGAAGCCGAGATGCTGGCGCTGGCCCCCAAGGCCCCCTTCATTGGCTATGGCGGCCAGTTTGAAGGCTATGAGATGCAGTGGAAGACGGCCAACACCAACAACTGGCCGTACCTAGAGGTCAATCCTGACGTCACTGATGGGGCTGGGTCTGTCCTGCCACTACCCCAGCGGGCCGCGCCTCCGCTCGCACAGACGGGCCTCATACAGGCTAAAATGGGCGCTGCGGACGACATCAAGGGCACGACAGGCCAGTACGATGCGTCTCTGGGGATGCAGGGCAACGAACGGTCGGGCAAGGCGATTCTCGCGCGCGAGAAGCAAGGCGACACGGGGACCTACCACTACGTCGACAACCTTGGCCGGGCCATACGGTACGTTACGCGCCAGCTGATCGACCTGATCCCCAAGATATACGATACGGAACGTGTCGCTCGCATCATCGGCGTCGATAACGACGTGGGAATGGTGAAGATCAACCCGACGCAGCCCATGCCGGTCAACGAGATCCGCGACGGGCTGGGGAACGTGATCGAGAAGATCTACAACCCGTCCATCGGGCAGTACGACGTAATGGTCACGACCGGGCCGAGCTACATGACCAAGCGTCAGGAAGCTCTGGAGAACATGGCGACTATCCTTCAGACCAACCCGGCGCTCTGGCAGGTGGCTGGGGACCTGTTCATCAAGAACATGGACTGGCCGGGCGCGCAGGAGATGGCGAACAGGTTCCGCAAGATCATCGACCCGAAGGTTCTGGCCGACGATGACAAGACACCTGAAATGCAGATGGCGGAGCAGCAGATTGACGCCCTGACGCAAGAGCTGAACGGCGTCGTCGACATGCTCCAGAACGTCCAGAAGTCGATGGAGGCGCAAGAGCTCCAGATCAAGGCGTATGACGCTGAAACGAAGCGAATCAGCGCGGTCCAGCAGTCGATGACCCCAGAGCAGATCCAAGACATCGTCATGGGCACGATTGCAGCCGCTTTGGACACGGGCGACATCTCGCCTGGCGCACCGCTGCGTGAGCCTATGGAGCCTATGGCATGAGCTGCAACGAGTTTATAGGGCACCTGTTTCTGGCGCGGGACATAACGCATAGCGTTCACCTGAACACCCGGTCCTACGCCAAGCACGTAGCTTTGAACGAGTTCTACGACGGGGTCATAGACCTGGCGGACAAGTTTGCAGAGGCGTATCAGGGCCGTCACGGCCTGATTGGGCCGATCAAGCTGCAAGGATCGGCTAAAACCACCAACGTAACGGAGTTCCTTGAAGGCTCTCTAGCCGAGGTGGAGCAGATGCGGTATAAGGTCTGCGACAAGTCGGACAGCGCCTTGCAGAACATCATTGACGAGATTGTCGGCTTGTACCTGTCGACGCTGTACAAACTGAAATTCTTGGCGTGAGGGTAAGATGGGATTGAAGTCAACAACCGTCTGTCTGGGCTACCAGCAGATCACCAGCCTGTCGGCGTCTACGGCGCTGACCGTCCCGTCAGGCACAACTTTGGCGCTGATCGTGCCGGAGACCCAGAACGTCCGGTGGCGTGACGACGGCGTTGCCCCCACGGCGTCTGTGGGCATGCCAATCTTTGTTGGGGCCAGTCTGAGCTATGACGGCGACCTGAACAAGATACGATTTATCGAAGAAACAGCTTCGGCCAAGCTGAATATCAGTTATTACGCATGATCCGAATACGGTCCATCTTTGGCGATGATGTTCGCATCAAACGACGGCTTGAGTATTACGACGCCGGGACAGGACCCACTTTGTTTGCTGACGGCGTTGGCGGCTCTGGCCCTATACCATCACGCACCATTTTTGACCGGTTTGACGTAGCTATACTGGACCGATTTGGCGCCGAGATTGAGACGAGGTTCTGATGTCATACATTTACAATCTTGCTGACACTTGGGGAGACGGCGCTACCACGTTTACGGCAATCAAGATGAACGTGACCGACACGGCGTCCTCCGCCTCCTCGCTGCTGATGGATTTGCAGGTTGGCGGTGCGAGTAAGTTTAAAGTCAACAAAGACGGGCGCATTACGGCGCAGACCCTTACCATCGGCCTCGGTGGTCAGACAAGCGTATCAAGCAACACGGCGTTTGGACTTGAAGCGCTGGATAGCGCTAGCTTGACAGGTACTGGCAATGTGGCGATTGGCTTAAGAGCAGCAAAAGAAGTCACAACCGGAGCTATCAATAACGCTTTTGGCGCAAACGCTTTGCGCGAAACAACAACAGGCGGAAATAACGTAGGCATTGGGACAAACGCGCTACGTTATTTTAATACTTCAAACAATGTCGGCGTTGGTATTGACGCCGCTCGCGGTTCTACGACTGTCGCCAATAACACTGGCGATGCTCTAACGGCTGTCGGACATCAGGCGCTATTTGCGAACACATCCGCTAGCAACAACACCGCAGTTGGATTTCAAGCGCTCGGATCGGCCACAACAGGCGGGTTGAACACCGCCGTTGGTCATTCTTCTATGCTTTCGACAACTACGGGTGCGTACAACTGTGGCTTCGGACAAGACGCTCTGCGCACAAATACGACTGCAAGCAGCAATGCTGCGTTTGGAGCACTGGCGCTGACTACTTCCACAGGTGGCAATAATTCGGCTCTTGGTGCGTTTGCCTTACGTTATCAAACCACTGGCGCGTCAAATGTTGGTATTGGAACGGAAACCGGAGACGTTATTACTACCGGCTCACGCAACACCATAATTGGAACCGCTTCCGACCCCAGCGCACTGGATGGCAACGACCAGACTGTTATAGGCGAGGGCCTGACCGGCAAAGGAAACGACACTGCTTTCATCGGCGGCACCAACGGCGCATACAACGAAAAGAACGTCACGACTTGGGAGACCACCTCCGACGCTAGGATTAAGAAAAACATCGCGGATTACAACGATGGCCTCGCGGTTATCGAAGCTCTCAGGGTTCGCACGTTCGAGTATCGCACGCCCGAGGAAATCACCGAACTTCCGCAGTCTGCCGCCATTGACCGCCCCGGCGTCCAGCTTGGCGTCATCGCGCAGGAAATCCAGGAAGTCCTGCCTGCTTGCGTTACGGAAAACTCAACCGGGGTCCTGTCGGTCTCAACCGATCCACTGGTTTGGCATCTTGTCAACGCTGTCAAACAATTGTCGGCGGAAATCAAAGCCATCAAAGGACTATAGCCAATGCTTGATCGTGTCATCGAACCCCCTAGCGCCGAGCAGATCGCTCGCCATTACAGCGCCATGATAGATGGCGTTGCCCTCATCAACGGCTTAATTCCGACGCAAGATACGGACAACGTCAACACGCTCGCCCGCAACGTCCTGCATCTGGAGCAAATGCTCATGAATGACTGGTGGGCTGGCTACGACCTAGCGCCGATCAACGCAGCTATCGTGGCAGGTAAACAGTGAGTAACGCGCGCGAGAACGTCAACCTGCTGACCAGCACGGACTGGGACATAGCAACCCTGCGCCTAGCAAACTGGGGAAGCGGGGCCGTTCCGCCACAGGTTGTGCTCAAAACTAATTACGTCGCAGGCGATGGTGGCGGCCTGTTCCGCTATGACGCATCCGACACTACGACCGCAGACAATGGCGGAACCGTCATTGTGGACGCCGCTAACAACCGCTGGAAGCGTCAATGGTCTGGATATGTTCAGACGAAATGGTGGGGCGCAACCGGCAATGATGCCGTGCTCACTGCTGCAAAAGCTGCCGCGGGTAGTGGCGGCGTTATATCGGTTAACAGCGCAATCACGCTAAGTTCATCTGCTACGACAGATGGGTTCATCCTATCTTTTGATGGCGGGACCATCGCTCCGCCTGCTTCGTCAGCAACTTTGACAATAGGCGCGATCCAAGCTCCAGACCGTCAAATATTCGTCGGCGCTAATGTTGCGCGGGTGCGCGCCACCATACGCACAGCCATCGCTAATGTTACATGGTTTGGCGGGACATGGAATGGCGTTGCGTCTGATAGCGCCGCAATCAATGCTGCGGTTGCGGCAGCTCAAAACGAGGCCGGCGTTCAGGTTTGGTTTCCGGTCGGAAATGCAGCCATTGACAGCTCGATTGTTATTGGCGACGGCACAACCACGACACGATCAACGACAACGGGCTTGACGCTAATTGGCCTTGGCTCAGGCGCCGCCGATAATGAATTTGGAGCCCCAAACTACGTAACAAGCATCAAATGGGTCGGCGCGACCAGCGCAACGGCGGCAATGATTGACGTGCGCGGGCCTTATCATAACTTCTCAATTCAAAACCTGACGCTTAACTGTGATAGCAAGGCCGGCATTGCAATCAAAACGCGCACGGTGTTTCGCAGCGAGATCACTAATGTTCTTGTTACGAAGCAAACTGCATATGCGATTGATGCGAGATCATATGACGTGACAAACCCACCAGGCGTGGCTGTTGGCACGGCGCTTTTGATTTTGCGGCGCTTCTTCTCGCGCAGCCCAGCAAACAGCAGCGCACGCGGCGTTCTCATGGCCGGAGGCCCTGTCAACAATGTTGCAATGTCGCGCTGCGCGATAGAGGACAGCGAAATTGAATACGGCGGCGCTTCTGGCAGTTATGGCTTAGGTCTATATTTTGCGGATAACAACTATTTTTCAAACACGTTCATTCAATGCCAACTAGCTGCGCTCGGAAAAGACATTGTCTTCTTCACAGACACAACCAGTCCGTATCCCGGTTCATTCCCGCAAGAGAATACGTTTATACAGACGCCAGCGCCAAAAGGCATTTATGTCTGCAACGATGCCAACTTTCCTGACATCAACACCGAAATTACCAACGGTGGATTGGGGTTCAATGTTTTTCTTGCTTATCCGGAAAGCGATGGGGGGCCGATCCCAACAAACAACAAGATAAAAACCCTTACACACGAAGGCGTTCTTTATAACCGTTGGGCTGGGTCTCAAAATTACTGGAACGGTAGGACTGCCAACGCAACCGGGTTAACGACATCAAAAACCTATTTTTGCTTAATCGGAGACAATGCCGGCTCTGGTACTTACAACAATATGCGGATTTCGGCGCCCTCTGGAGGCATCATTGATCGTTTGCAGGTGACGCTTGCAACGGCTCCAGGCGGGTCAGAAACTCGCACATTTACTTTGTTCAAAAACGGTTCCGCAACGGCGGCAACCGTAACCTATACGTCCGCGCAAAGCGGGGTAAAAGCGCTCACAACAGCAAGCGGGATTTCTTACTTTTTTGGCGATGAATTTGCACTTGAATCCGATGTATCGAGCGGATCTGTAGCCAATTCGCAGGCATCGTTTTGCGTTTCGTATTACCCTCTGGAAATTTACGCTTAACCTTTCAGGATTTTACCCATGGCTTTGCGCGGTATCGTAAAACTTTCAAATGTTCCTGTTGAAATAGATACGTATGTGCGTATTACAGACGCTAGGCTGTCAAAACGGATCATCCGCACTGATCCGGTGACTGGCGCGGCATTACCTTCTCCAAAAAAAGCTTATCTTCTTTTTCTAAGCGTTGATTGGCATGTTGTTGAAAACGACGCTCCTGTAAACGTTCCATATCGCCACGAGCAACATCAGATTGTGGCTTCTGAAGTGCCAGTAAATACGGCCGAGAATTTAGATGCTGATGCTCAAATCCTCACTGTCGCTTACGAACTATTAAAAACGCTTGAGCCTTACAAATTTCTAATATCTGACAATACTCCTTAAATCCGGCCCACCACAAAAAGTTACCTGCGCCAACGCTAACATCAAGATAAAAATTGGCCGCCCGCAAAAACAGGTAATTGCCGTTGCCTTGCAGAAAACTGGCAAAACAAAAAAAGGTAAATAATATGGCTAAAAAACCGGGTTTGTACGCTAACATCCACGCCAAAAGAGATCGTATCGCTGCCGGGTCTGGCGAAAAGATGCGTAAACCAGGGGCCAAGGGCGCCCCTAGCGCTCAGGCGTTTGTTGAGTCGGCCAAGACGGCCAAGAAGAAAGGCAAGTAGCATGGCGACCCCCGCAAAAGGCAAGGCCAAGGTCAAGGTTACGTCTGAAGGCCATAAGGTGTCCTACGGACAGGCTGGCGAGGCTAAGGGCGGCGGTCCCAGGGTCAAGCCGGGCACGAGCAAGGGCGACGCCTACTGCGCCCGTAGCGCCGGCCAGATGAAGGATCACCCGAAGGCGGCGGCTAACCCTAACTCGCCTCTGAGGTTGTCTAGAGAGCGCTGGAAGTGTAGTGGTACGAAGTCCAAACGCAGCTAGTCAGGGCTAACTCATGGCGAACGTCAAAATTTCCCAGTTGCCCGTAGCCACTACGCCGTTGACCGGCGCAGAGCTTATTCCCGTCGTACAGAACGGGATTACGCGCCAGACGACCATCACGTATGTGCGAGCGGCTAAAGCCGACGTCTACACCGCCACCGCAGGGCAGACGCTGTTCAATTTGAGCGGCACGTATGTGCCGGGGTCTGACGTTCTCCAAGTGTTTGTGAACGGTTTGCTGTTGATCAAAACGCAAGACTACACCGAAACGTCGTCGTCTTCAGTGACGTTTACCAGCGGTTTGTCGAGCGGCGACCAAGTCGTGTTTCGGTATTGACGGAGACCTAAATGACCGGCGTCAAAATAACCGAGTTTCCTAATGCAACGCTGCCTTTAACAGGGACGGAAATTTTCCCTGTAGTACAGTCTGGCGTTACTAAGCAGACGACGGTCAACCAGGCTACGTCAGGCGCTGCGCGGATCTTGACCAACATCGCGGCCCTGCAAGCGCTCAACCTTGCGACCACGTCGCTTCCGACCCAAGTCCAACTGACGTCCAACTACGTTGCGGGCGATGGCGGCGGCGTGTTCCGTTACGACAGCACGGACACGACCACGGCGGATAATGGCGGAACGGTTATCGTTGATGCGGCGGGGCGGCGGTGGAAGCGGCAATGGTCGGGGGCGGTGAATGCAAGCTGGTTTGGGTTTGCCACCAGCGCAACCGCCGCGACTAACACAACTGCAATTAACGCGGCGTTAGCGGTTGGTCCTACTTTTCTTCCTGCTGGTTCTTATGCATACGGCGAAAGCGGATCGTCTGGAATTTCTTTTACACTTGCAGCGGGCTGTCAGATTTTTGCAGAACCAAGAAAAACAACGCTTGTTGCAGCGGCAGGCACTTACAAAACTTTTGAAATAACGGGCAGCAATACTCGTGTTTCTGGCGTTGATTTTACGAATACATCAAAAATAAGCGGTGCGTTTCACAACATTGCCTGCGGTTCTTCGGGTGCCATTATTGAGACTTACGTTGACGACTGTCTGGTGACAGGCGACCCAGGCGGCGCGACTGACACCGGCTCCGCTACGGGAATTCAGTACCGAACTTATTGGTCAAACGTAAAATTTTTGGCTCACCGTGGCCCAGGCGTAGTGTATTCGCGTGCGTTTGCTTTTGTTTATTTCGATCAACATTGTGTTGTTGATTACGTCGGCTCGTCATCTAAAAATCACACTGCGGTTGCAATGACAATGACCGGACTGCCTGCCGGAGCAGGTGGTTATTACATTGGCGTGCAGTGTCTTGGCACAGCTAAAGATGGGTCAACTACATCGTCGCAAAAGGGTTTTGTGTTTACGGATGCCGCAGAAGTTCACTTGAACAACGCGCGAGTAGACGGTTTTGGGGGTGAGGGCGCATTTTTTGACGGATGTTCAAAAGTTTATCTTTCCAACCTGCATATTGGTTTGTGCGATGGGCATTTGCTGCGGTTTGTAGATTGCGCGGTTGTAGCCGGATCGCCCTTCCTGCAAGGCCGTCTTGGCGTGGGATCGCCAGCGGCTAACATCGACGCCTTGCGAACCGAAGGCGGTTGCTATGCGTTTGACATAAACCCGACAATATACGACGTGGTGCGGAACGGCATTTACCAAACGTCCGCAACAGACACAGAACTGAATTTTTTTGATTTTATAGTTCGATCGTTTGCGGGGTCGGCGCTGATTACTTCGGCAGGCGGTTTAATTACGTTTAACGGGGGTCAAATTAACACAGTTAGCGGCGGGGGAACGGACACCAATTTAAGCGCCGGTCAAAAGCACTACGTGAAAAACGTAACTGGATCGGCTGGAACGCTACTGCGCGCGGGTTACATCACTGAAAATTATGGAACAGCTCAAATCAATCTTGACGGAAGCAGCCTAGCAAGCGTGGCGCACGGTTGTTCAATGACACCAACGTATGCAACCGTTAATGTTTTGGGGAATTTTGACCCTCGTATTTTGATGGTCGTAAGTATAGAC